ATATTTTCCAGAAAGTTTAGTATTTGTTATTCCTCCTATTATTGAAGATAATTTCAAACCAATTGAGTTACCATTGAAACCATATGTGGCAATCAGTTGTAGAGATAGAGGTATTCATAGAAAATTAATTTCTGAATTTTATATCAAATATCCACATTTACGTTGGATTACATTTAGAGATATGGTACAAATGTCGTATGACGAATTTGCCACAAGTTTAAAAGAATGTATGGTATCTGTTTGGGTTGATGATGATAGTACATTTGGTACATTCCCATTAGAATCTATGAAATGTGGTGTTCCTGTTGTTGGTAAAATTCCAAAAACAGAACCAGATTGGTTAAGTGAAAATGGTATGTGGACATATGATGAAAATAAATTAGTTGAATTATTAGGAACATATATTTTGGCGTGGATTGAAGGTATTGAATTAACTGAAGAAGTTAAACAAAAGATGAAAGATACATTATTACCTTATGACGGTGAAATTACAAAAGGTAATATTTTATCAATCTTCCAATCTTTAAAAAATAAAAGAGTAGAATCAATTGAATCTGCATTAGAAAAATTAAAACAAGAAGAAAATGAACAATAAGAATATTACAATAATTTTACCTATTCACACAATTGAAGGTAGCTATAAAGAAATGTTAAAAAACGCCGTTGAGTCTATACAAGATTTTCACAACGACGTAATTTTAATGATTGTTTGTCCAACTGATGTTAAAAATGAAATTGACATTATGGATTTAGGTCAAAAATTAGATATTAAATATAATGTACATACAGGTGATACAAGTTTTTGTAGTCAATTAAATAGAGGTATTGATAATTGTGATACTGAATGGTTTAGTATTTTAGAAATTGATGATGTTTATAAACCAATATGGTTAAAGTCTATTAATGAATATGTAAAAATTTATCCAGATGTAAGTATCTTTTTACCAATTGTAAAAGATGTTAATACAGATGGTAAGTTTACAAGTTTTACAAACGAATCGGCATGGGCATATGGTTTCACAGATATGCAAGGTTATATTGATAATGAAGTATTATTAGAATTCCAAAACTATCAAACAAGTGGAGGTTTATTTAAAACTGAAGTTATTAAAGAAAATGGTAGTTTTAAAGATAATATCAAACTTACATTTACATATGAATTCTTTTTAAGAATGACTCATAATGGTGTAAGAATTATGACAGTTCCTCGTGTAGGATATCAACACGTTAATTTCAGAGAAAATTCTTTATTTTGGAATTATAAAAACGATGAAAAATCTCTCCTTTCAGAAAAAGAAGTTAAGTTTTGGTTAGATACGGCCAAAAAAGAATTCTTCTTTAAAAATAAACGAGATATAACTTATACCGAAGCTTAATGCCGAGAAAACGAACCCAAAAAATTTATTTTGGGGAGGATCAAGAACAAGCGGTAGTACGATATTTAGAATCTGAATCCGAGGATGAACGTAACAAGATATTCAACGAATATTTAAGAGAACCCCTAATCATAATGGTTGAATCGATTATTCGCCGTTATAAACTTTATAGAAAAGACATGGAATTTGAGGAAATCCATACAGATACTATGTCTTTTCTTATAACTAAAATCAGTAAATTCGACCATACAAAGAATACTAAAGCATATTCGTACTTTGGTACTATCTGTAAAAACTACCTTATGGGTACAATACAGAAAGATACTAAAGAACAAAATAGACAAGTTTCTTATGATGATATATCGTCCGATTTTGAGGATAATCCACAATTATCATATGTTATAGATGAACATATTATTGATTATAGAGATGTAATTATAAAACTTACAATTACTTTAGAAGAGTTTATTGAAAGAGAAACTTTATCTGAAAATGAACAAAAATTAGGTTATGCATTATTAGAAATATTCACTAATGTAGATAAAATTTTTCAAGTAGGTGATGGTAATAAATTTAATAAAAATCTTATTTTACTTTCTTTAAGGGAGATGACATCTTTATCTACCAAAGAAATTAGAGTTTCATTAAAACGTTTTAAAAACCTTTATAATGGAATTTTGACAGGATTTTTAGAATAAATCTATTTATTGTTATGAGAACACAAAGAAACAATATTACTTTAGATGTCGATTCAGCCTTAGCATTGATGCAAGAAATCTACAACGATGTTGTAGAAAATAGAAATACTGCATCAACAATTTTAAGGAAAATGATGACATTTATGAAAGACGCTGAGGATATGAGTACAATTGGTCCTGTTATTAAAGAACAACAAAAAATCTTAAACGACTGCACTGAAAAGAAAATTTCATTGGTAAAATTACAAAGTGTTTTACTTAAACAGACCACAGGTGGTAGTACAGGTGGAGGACCTATGGGTAAATTAACCTTATCTGACGAAGATAGAGAAATCTTAGATAGATTGGTTAATGATACTGATAGTGGTAAAAAAGATAAGTATCAATTATAATGTCAACATTAAATGAACTTAAAAAAGATATTAAATCTCAAATTGATGCCGTTAAAAATATTAACGACACGTCCCAAAATTTTGTCGATTCTCAAAAAGATAAATTAGTTTCAGGACTTCCTTCATTTAGTCCATTTGGAGCTAAAACTTTTGATAGTTTTATTCCAAAAAAAACAACAAAAAAAGAAACACATAACGATGTGTTTTCTGAATTAATCGATACGGTAGAAGGATTTTTAGGTGTTGCCAAAAAAACAAATATCGATGTTAAAAACAAAGCATTTTCTAAACAAAGATTAAGACAAATTACTGAAGAATCCATTAAAGCAACAGTAAAAAGTTCCAAAACTATTGTTATAGATTCAGTTTCTCAGGTTTTATTTGCCGGTGATGGTATATGTGGAACTAATAAATCTTTTACTGGGGACACTGTAGTTGTTGCCCCTAATGAATTTGATTTTTTAAATATATTAACCGTTGACCCAACTTCTAACACAGGTCAAATTTTATATGAAGACCCTTTGATAAATCCTGATACTATTAAAATGAATAGTATTTTATATAGTGGGTTTAGTTCAAGTCAAAGTGTGAAAACAAAAGACGGTAAAACTCTTTTTAATTTAAATTGGGATTCAAATAATCAACAATATACAGTTTCAGGATTATCAAATACACCACAAGTTAAAGATTTTATAAGTGATTATTATAGTAATATTCATTTTGTTGATTACAATTCTGTTATAAATAAAGCTGTGTTAATGACAATTAAAGGAGATGGTTCTGAACCACCTTTATTTAATGTGGGATTAAATGATTTAAATAGATTATTATCTAAACTTTGTGCAAATTGCGGCAATCCAAGTACCGGTTTAAAACAAAATCCAAATCAACAATTTAATGAAAATGATGAGGAACCTGAATTTTATTTTGATTTCAATGATATAGAAGGAATTGACTTAGATGATGAATCAAATAGATTAGAAGGTGTATTAAAATTTACCGATTGTAATGATTTTAAAATACCAATTAACCCAACTCATTTTGAAGACTTTGTATATTTTAAAAATAAAAATATAAATGATAATGTTTCTAAAACATTATATAATGTTGCTGCAGATGCACATAGTCAAACAAATGATACAATACCTGTAGATAATTTTCACATATCATTATTAAATTCATATATTTTACAATTACCCAAAGCATTAATGGGAACTGTTTTGTCACCAAAATATTTTTTACCAATTGTAGTAATTTATAAACAATTAGTATCTCTTGGTGGAAATGCAGTAACTGAAGTTAAAGTTTTAATGAGTAAAATGAGTAAGTTATTTAAATTAATTTTAGACAAACTTATGTGGAAATTTTTATCTGAGGCTTGGAATAGAATTAAAAAAGATTTGGGTGAATTTTTAGCATTGTTAGCCGCAACAATCGTAAAAAACAAATACAAAAAATATGTGTTAATTATTGGTTCTTTAATTGCAATTTTAAATAAAGTTTTACAAAATTTAGGAGATGTGGACAATTGTAATACTTTATTTAGTTCAATAGGTAAAGCAATACAATTAGCGTTATTGGGTGGGGTAAGTATACCAATACCTTCACCTTTATTATTAGCGGCAGCAAGTAGAGATGGGTTTAGTGCAGATAGAGCACATATGAATGCTATGGAAGCTATAAAAAGTGCGGGTATAGATACCGGTGATAAATTTGGAGTTCCAAGTCAAATTGGTGGAATGGTAAAAGGAATAATAGATGGACATACTAAAGAACATGATACAAATGCAAAAGTTTCTGTATTTGGTTTAAATCCTTTATCAGGTCCTTCATATGGTATATCACATTAATATGGAAAAGAATAGAATTATTGAAATTGCCACGGATGTTAAAAATAAATCTAATAAAGATTTATCTATGGCATCTGAAGAATTATATAATGAATTTGAAAAAACAAAAACATTAATTATTGATTTAACAAGACATTTAGAAAGTATTGAAAAATTATATAATGATGTAAATTCAGAAATACAAAAAAGAATTAAAAAATGAAACTAATTGATATTGCTATATGTGTAGATAACTTAGACCCAAAACATATGGGTAGAATTCGTTGTGTAAGATATAGTTCCTATACTGGTGAACAAGAAAAGGCCGTAGATTATAGTGCTTGGGACGATAAAGATTTATTCACAGCAAGTCCATTTTTACCAACAAATATTAACTTTATACCTGAGATTGGTCAAACGGTAAAAGTAATTGAATATAACACCGATAAAGATTTTGACAATGTTGAATACATCGCTGGTCCATTTACGACTATGCATGACTATAATTCTCAAACACATTCGGCTCAAGTTGAAAATACTACATATGGTATTGCTGCAAAACATAGTCCTGATATTGCTAAAGCTGATAAAGATGAATTGAAAACTAATGATGGTGCCTTTGCGAGACATACTGATTATGGTATATATGGAAAATATGGTTCTGATGTAATTTTTACTGAGAATGGTCTTATAATGAGAGGTGGTAAATTAAAATCTAAACAAGGAGCAACACAAAAAGAAAAAGAAAAATTAACCACAGAACCAATTTTAGCAGAAAAAAGTTCTCAATTATTTTTAAAAAAGTTTGATAAAAAATTAACAAAAGTTACTGAAGAAGTAATTGTTGATTCTGTAGATTCTAAACCTCTTACATCTTTTATTGAATATAACATTGCAGATTTCGGTGGAAGTGGATCTACTATTGATTTTTATGTTTATACTATTAAACCAATTGATAATGTAACAAAACATCATTATGGTGAAGATTTATATAAAACAAGTAATACAAATTTAGATAATGTCGATATTTTGAGTGGACAAACAATTTTATGTAATGTAAATAATGATTTAAGTCCTACGTTTTCAGTTACGGTTCCCGATTTTAATGGTATATCTATAACAATTAGAGACGTTATTAAAACAATACATTCTGATTTGAACTTAAAATCTTTAAGTGAAAAATATGGTAATCAATTAAGTACATTACCTAATTCAAACTTAGATTTACATCCATTTTATTTTAGACCAACTAAAGAATCTGTAACAAGAACTTTAACAGATGAACAAATTTTAAATAGACAAACCATTTTTAATGGTGTTTCACCTGCAAGTGGAATTACTCAAAGTGGGCTTGTATTTTCTTCTCAATCATATAACGTTCCTGTAAAACATATAAAACAACAAACAACCTATCTTAAAAATGGTGCAGATGGTGAAGAACAATCTTTTGGTGCAATAAAAACTGATAAATTGTATTTTTTATCAACGAATGAACCGGCACCTAAATATGGTGATAAAAAACCAATAGATTTTAAAAAATTAGGAAATTACGATTTATCACAAGAAAATTATTTAGACGATATTGAACCTAATAGTTACGCTTTAGTTAGAGGTGAAATTTTATTAGAAATTCTTTATACTATGGCCAATTTATTTGCCAGTCACGTACATTTAATAGAAAGTCCATTAATTCAGGCCGACCCTAATTATATTGATTTAATGACTAAAATTTCAAATTTAGAAAATGACATGTTAAATAAGTCAATTAGAATGAACTAATTGATATTTATTAAATAAAAAGATGTCATATTTCCGTTCATATTTTGAAAAGAACAATACAATATTAAAGGATTCTTCAGTTAATACAGCAAAAAATCCAAATACCGAATTGGTATATGGTTCAACTTTTTCCAAATTTTTGTTTAAAGTTGATTTTACGACTTTAAAAGATAAAGTGAATAATGGAGATTTAGTTGTTGATTCAAATACAAGACATACATTACATTTAACTAATACCATTTTTGGTGACGAAAGTCTTAGAGGTGATGACGCTCCAAATGGTGGTTTTAGAACAAATTCATTTGATTTAATTGTTTTTAAAATACCTGAATTTTGGGATGAGGGGTTGGGATTTGATTATAAAAATCCCCAATATGATTTTTCTACAGGTAATTTAACTTATGATGAAAGAGCCTCAAATTGGTATTATAGAACAACATTAAATCAATGGACCAATTCAGGTGTTTATGATACGACACCAATTATTATTACAGGTCATTCAGGTTCAGAAATTCACATGGATAATGGTAATGAAGATATTGATTTTGATATTACCGATTATGTAAATGGTGTTTTATCAGGTACAACCGATTACGGGTTAGGTATTGCATTTGCTTTGTTATATCAAGATTTAACACCAGCATCAGACCAAAGTGTTGCATTCTTTACAAAATACACACAAACTTTTTTTGAACCATATGTAGAATCTTATTTCAATGATGTAATAAGTGATGATAGACAAAGTTTCACTGAAAAAATAGAACAAAATCTATATCTATACGTTACAAAAGGAACAAATTATTTCAATTTAGATAATACACCTGTTGTGGATATTACCGATTCTGTTGGTAATGTAATTGCGGGGCTTAGTAATTTAACCACAACTTTAGTTAAAAAAGGTATCTATAAAGTTACTTTTGGTATTGATGGTGTCACATGTGATGGTAAAAGATTTTTCTATGATAAGTGGAAATCATTAAACTTAAATGGAATATCAGTTTCAGATGTAACTCAAAAATTCATACCTAAACCATATACAACAGAATTTACAATTGGTGAAAACCCAACCGATTTACAAAGATATTCAGTTCAATTTTTTGGTATTAAACAATTAGAAAAAATTAAACAAGGTGAAATTAGAAAAATCGTAGTTTCATTTAGGTCTATTGACGTACCTAAAACTGTATTATTTGATGAAGTATATTATAGAATTTATATATTTGAGGGAAGAACACAAGTAGATGTTCATGATTGGACGTTAATAGATAAAACAAATGAAAATTCATTCCATTTAGATACATCATACTTTATTCCGAGACAATACTACATGGAAATTAAGGGTAAAACACACACAGAAGAAATACATTACAAAGAATCAATAAGTTTTGAGATTGTTTCTGAAAAATAAAAATATTTATATATTATGGCACAAATTATTAAATTAACTGAAGAACAACTAAATAATGTTGTTAAGAACATTTCTGAGGATAAAATGAAAAAAATGAAAAATCCTTGTTGGAAAGGTTATAAAGCTTATGGTACCAAAATGAAAAATGGTAAAAAAGTACCTAACTGTGTTCCAATTAACGAACATCAGGTTATTAAATTAACTGATTTAATATTGGAAAAAATAAAGGTAATGGAAGTATCTGAAGAACAATTTGATAGATTATTTGAATATCAAGATGAGACTGGTTCAGTTGAAAGTACTGACTTTATTGCTAACGATATATTAAATGAGGCAGAACACAAAGGTAAAAAGGTTAAACTTGGTAAAATCATGCAAGGTGATGTGAAGAAATTTAAAGTTTATGTTAAAAACGATAAAGGTAAAGTTGTTAAAGTAAACTTTGGTTTTGGTGGTAAATCTGCTCATGGTAAAAGAATGGTTATTAAGAAAAATAACCCTGAGAGAAGAAAATCATTCAGAGCACGTATGAAGTGTGACAATCCAGGTCCACGTTGGAAACCTCGTTATTGGGCTTGTAGAACTTGGTAATTAAATCAATTTTTGACTGGCAATATAATATACCCTATCTGAAGCATACAGACCTTTAAGGGACGCTTCTTTCTTTTCCACTAACTTACCCATTTGTAATAAATGAGACGTATTTTTAAGGTCTATACCCACTAAAAAACGACCTTGGTACTTTTCATAGGTGGTCTCACGTACATATTTCCCCTCATCATCCATTTTGAGGTATTTAATCATTTCATCCTTCTTATTTTTACATGTAATTCCCCTCTCATCTATGAGTTTGGTTAAAACATCTAATCTAAGTTTATCGTAGTCCATAATACAAATATACAAAAGTTTATACAAATAAAAAACCCCCGATTTCTCGAGGGTTTTTTTATGATGAATCCTATAGATTATCTTAAAACATCCAAGTTAAATGTTTGGATACCTTTCGCTGTGATTACACCAAAGTAACGGTTGTTAACCATTTTCTTCGCGTAACGAGTCATGATACCTTTGATAGGAGTCATTGTGAAAGGATTGTACATTGTTGGAGTTAATTGTAAAGGTACATATGGAGCGTAGATGTAACCAGCGTCCAATAATGATTTACCTTTATGACCAATCAACAATTTGTTAGCTGGGAAGTAAGGATCACGGAACACTTGGTAACGACCACCTAATGTACCGATTTTCTCAATACCCATGTTGTATTGATCTTGCTCAGGTTGAGCGTTAGATACGTGGAAATATTCTAAGTCATCGAATACTGCTGATAATTCAGAAGAAACAACAACCCAGTTAGCACCACCTCTTAACGTTGTTTTATGGATTTGAGCAGAAATTTGGTTGATTTTTGTAACCAAAGTTTGGTTCCAGTCTTTCTGAGTGTAACCTTGTAAAGTTGCACCTGAAGCTCCACCGTATTTCCATCCGTTGTAATCCCATTTAGCTGTCCATGCTGCACCTTTACGTAAGTCACGTAAGATTTCACGGTCAACTTCTGCTGCGATTTGCTCAGATAATAATGCTGTTAATTCAGCTTCAGCATCAATGTTGTGGAATGCACTAACGTCTTGAGCCAATTCAGGAGACCATGTAGCTCTTAATTTTCTTTCAGTTACAGAAACTGTTACTGATTGTAAATCAAAAGAAACCTCACCGATTTGATCTTCAAATTCTAAAGTGTCATACACACGGTATCCTAAAGTAACTGCCGCTGGAGTGAAAGAACCAGGGATAGTTAAGTTAGCAAAACCTGAAGTTGCTGAATAAGATTGTAAATCTACAGAAATGTACATTGTACCTTCTTGATCCACTGTATCTTGATAATATCTACCTGAAGGGTAGTTAGCTGTTGTTTGTTTAGAACCGTACTCAACGATACCTTTACCGTACTTTTGAGTTACGATGTTAAAGTTACGAGAAACACCATTGTAGTTAATAACTGCTGAAGCTAAAAACTCTTCTGTGTCCATTGCGTTACCGTTTGGTCCGATTAATTTACCTTCACCATCTTTAGTGAAACCTGTAAACTTAACGATTACACTTTCTTGAGATGTACCTGTGAAACCAGACATTGCAACATCTGTAGTAACACCGTTAGAGAAAGTTACCACTGAAGCACCACTTAAAGTAACTGCTGAATATTGACCTTTAGAGTAGTCAAATAATCCTGTGTTAGGATCATTACCATCTCCGTTGTCATTTTCGTAGAATCTGTCATAAAGGTTGTTACCAGTATATCCAGTTTCTGGATCAGTTGATGTATCAGGGAAACCATAAGGATGGTAGTGAGCCCCGTTATTTCTTTCCTGAATTTTAGGAATGAAATAGAATAATTTACCGATTGGTAAGTTCATAGCTTGTACAGACACGATGTCGTTAGCTAATAATTTAGAGAACACACGACGGATGATAGGGAATACCACAGTCTCAAAAGAACCAGATGAATCAGCTACAGCTGCTTCATTGATTAAATATGATGCTTGGTTTTCATATAATTGCGCGATGTTATCTTTTTGGTGACCTTCTAAGCCTTCTAAAAAGCCTAATTCGTTCCATTTTTTGATGGTATCTTCTTTGATAACTCTCAAGTGTTTTAAACCGATGTTACCAACCATACCTGATTCTAATAATGCTCCCATTTTAAAATTGTATTTTGTTTTTTATTTGTTTATTTTATTTTCTTCATTAAGTCTTTCATTCTTGCGAATTGAGGATTTTCATAAGCTTTAGACTCAGATAATACCTCTGTTGAAGAACTTGATGGAGTGTTTACGATTTTTTCTGCTACTGATTCGGTTACTGTTGTTTTATTACCTAATTCAGAAGCAATTGTGTTATATAAGCCCTTAGACTCATTTAACGTAGAAACTGTATCAAATCGTTTTAAGATATTCAATTTCTCTTGTTTTGTAGTTGAATGTTCAGTAAACAAACGTGTAGCATAAGCTAAGTTTGCGTTGAATACAGCAACTTCATTAAGTTTATCTTTGAATAATACTAATGCCTTTTTATATTCAGCATTTTGTTTTTTCAAAGTTTCAACTTCTTCGTTGATAGAACCAGAACCCGCTTTATACATCTTTTTAGATTTTAAACCAGTTCTATGTTGTTCATTTTTATCACCGTGTGGGTTAGATTTTGTTCTTGCAGCTTCGTCAGCTTGTACTTTTTTAGTAGCTTTTTTGTCAAAAGGAGAATTTTCACCTTCTTCCACATCTTCTTCTTCATGTACATCTTTGCTAACTTTAGCTTTCTTAGTATAAGGGTCTCCTCCTTCTTCGTGAACGTCAGTCTTAACTTTCGCTTTCTTAGTGTAAGGATCTCCACCAGCTTCGTGAACTTCAGTTTTAACCTTTGCCTTTTTAGTGTAAGGGTCACCACCTTTAGCTTCATGAATACCAGCTTTTACTTCTTTTTCATATGGAGCGTCTTCGTCTTCATCTAAAGCAATTTCATAAAGATTTTCATCCATTGGTTCGTCCATTGGCATTTCTTCTTCCGTTGCATAATCCTCATCAACTTCGGTATCATCACCGTCGTCATCTAATTTGATGATGTACTCATCGTCTCCGTCATTAACTTCAAGCTTGTTACCGTCTTTTTTAACTACGATACCATCTTCTGGTTTCATAGCCTTGAATACTTTAAGAACTTCATCATCTGAAGCACCTGTCATATCCATAACGTCGTCGTCTTCACTACCTTCTTCTGAATCTTCATGATCCATACCACCAAAAGATGGTTCAGTTTCATCATCTTCAGAATCCATAGATTCGTCGTCACTTGTCTCGTCGTTATCAAGGTCATCTACATTTTCATCGTCAGAAGTTTCATCAGCTTCTTCATCATCGGCTGTTGTTCCTTCTTCGTCTGACATATCGTCTGTTCCCTCTTCTTCAGGATTTGTACCTTCTTCGTCAGAAGTTACGTCATCCTCATCTTCTAATGATTCTTTAAGCAAGTCGCTTAGTTCTTGTTTCATAGTTGAAGCAAGTATACCTTTTGCATTGTGCTTAACTGCTTCTTCAAGAGTTTGTACTTGAAGTAACGCTTGTTCTAAAATTGATTTTTCGCTCATTTGGAAAATTTTGTTTTTGTATTCTATAAATAGTATCTAAAATGAAAAAAGTTTTCATTTTAATATTATAATCGGTATTTAATTGATTATTTAGATAAAAAATTATCCAGTTTCCCCATCAATGATTTCATTCTATCATTAATTACTGGTTTTTCTGGCTCAATAGATTCTTGATACTGATCTCTTTCTGAGGGGTCACTGAATACATATGCCCCCGGTGTAGATGGAGAAGATACTAAGTCAAAACATACTAACTCAAAATCTTCTTGTACGATGTTTTCTCCCTTAACTTGTTTAAGAGAACCAACACCACGTGAAGAAATACCAAGTGTTGCTCCGTTCATTAATAACATTGCCGCTTGGTCTCCTTTAGTTGATACAATACCCATTTTTTTCCAACCCGGTGACGTGAATAATTTAATTTTACCCATTAACATTTTACCGTCCCACCAAGTCTCAAGGATACTGTGTGATACTCTGTCTAAATCGATAAGTGATGATGAAGGGTGGTTTAATTCATTTAACGCAGAACCCTTCCTGATAATTGTTTGATACTTTTCATTTTCCCTTTTAAGAATTGCTTCAGGATAAATCCTTCCGTTCTTATTTGGAGTATCATATTTTTGTAAAACAGCATAAAGGATAAGGTCTTTCGAAAAGTCCATATCCTTCATTTCCGCAATGATTTGTTTGTTTTCTTCTGGAGATACGTGTCCTGCATCATATTCTATTAATAATTTTCTACCATCTTTAAATGTATAATCCTTTTCCATATTTTAATAAATATTAGAATAAGTCCATTTATATCCACCTGCTTGATTTCTTTTACCTTTTAAGACATAATTAATTGACGTTCTATTAGTACAGGTACCAACTACAGCATCTTGTATTGAATCCCATTCATGTAATTGATTATTAAATAAATCTAATTGTATAATTTTTTTTCTCTTATTTTCATCCCATGTTCTTTTTCTTTCTACACCATACATAGAATTACCTTCACCTAATCTTTGTTTAGAAAAATTTTCTAATGTTTCTTTAGTATGTTTTCTACCAATACTACCCTTTTTTATATTATTTCTCCATTCATCGTTAATGATTCTACCTTTTAATTTTTCAGATATTTTTTTATTTACAACATCCCCAAAATTACCTCCTCTACCGCCTGGTGTTGTGTTTGTTAATTTAAACCCAAATGATTTAAATAAATCAATATAAAAATCCTCCCAAAAACCAAAATTAACGAATGGAACTATATCCAATATTAATAATTCGGGAATTTGAGAGGATTTAATTAATTTAGTTAACCAATTATCCTTATATGTTTTGTTGTATTTAGATTTTCTTAAATGTTCTTTAAATCTTTGATTAGGATTGTCAGATTTACCAATGTATTTGACTTCATTATTGTGTATTAAACAATATATATAAGTCTCTCCTTGTCCTAATACCTTCATTTATAGTTTTTATTACTATAAATACATCAATATATAAGTTATTTCTTGCTTTTGTAAAAATTGAATAGTTTTTTGTCAGATAAACCATTTTCAATTGTTATTTCGAATAAATCTTTTAGAATCGTTTTTATTTCTTTTGATTTTACATCGAACTGTTTATCTACATATAGAGTAATTTCTAAATTCATAAAAGAACGTTTTTCTAATTTGATTCCTTTAGTTCTTATATCTAAATCAACAATACATTGTTGTTTAAAATAAGGAGAATTTAAATTGTAGACTATTTCTTTTATTTTTCTTCTCGATTTATAAATTGTAGAATTAAAATCTTCGGTTTCATTTTCAGGTTGAACCCATGAATTTAATTTTAAATAAATGGTTTTAAGATTTTTAAAATCTACGGTACCATAACCGATTTTTACATCATTGTACGTCCCTAATGGAATATACTTACCAATTTTCATTAATTTTTCATATTATTTTTATTTTATGGTGTTTTATAAAAAATAAAGAAAAAAAATCATAATTCCAAAAATAATTTGGTATATTTGTAATATATTTATTTATATATGATTATAGTTGATTTATCTAAAGAAAAAACAATTGAAAGTGCTTTGAGAACTTATAAAAATAAAGTTCAAAAAACAAAACAAATTCAAAAGTTAAGAGAAAGACAGGAGTTTACAAAACCTTCTGTTAAAAAACGTACAGAAAAGTTAAAAGCTATCTATGTACAACAAAAAAGAAATGGACTTAGTTAAGTCCATTTTTTAATTCATTTAATCTGTAGTAGTTGTATCGTGACGGATACATTTGAGTTACCTCATCTTTTACTGTTTTTAATTTGGTAGATAAATCCGTTTCATTTGTTTCACTTATAAGTATTGATACTTGATTTATAACCGATTCGGCTAATTCATTACTTTTAATAATTAACTCATCATAAGGAATTGATAAAATATTTTTTAATTCTTCTTTTTGTGATTCTGATAATGTGTTTGTATATAATACATTAAAATTGTTTGCTAAAACTGCGTTTAATAATGTTTCGTTAGAAACTAACGTTTTTTCTTTTGATTCTGTAATTTCTTTTTTATTAGTTAAATGTTCAACTAATTTTTGTTTAGCAATCACTTTTTTCTCTATGTTTGACAATGAATTTTTTTCAGATAACATATCTAAAGACTCGTATAATTCATTGGGTTGAATTTCAACATCATTTAATACGTTTGATAAAGATTCACAAAACATATTAAATTTTTCATAATTTCCTATTGGTTTACCAAAATATGTACTTAAACCCTCAACATATAATTTTGCCGTTTCTTTATCTTCAATATACTTGTTTTCAATTTCTTCGTAAAACAAATACATTTCTTTAAAGTCTTTATTTTCTTTTATTGTTGTTAAAATATTTTTAATCTCAGTCTTATTTTCATTAGCGTAAGACTCAGTTAATTTATTTAATAATTTAGTTTTAATAACACCGAATTTTTTCATTTTTCTTAATCGTTTAAAATATCTTTTAATTTTTGTTCCATCTCATAAATACTATCTTGAGCCTTTTTCATATCAATTAAATTACTAAAATCAATAGGGTCTTCATCAAGTATTTCTGATAAGTTCTTTTTCTTCTTTACAGATTCACTTAACGGACCTTCTCCACCTGCTTCACCTCCAGCCGGTGGTGGTGGCGGAACTGAACCTCCACCTCCTAATCCACCCATTCCTCCTCCTTCAGGATTAGCGTTAAGTGCTCCCGATGCTTCAAGTTTTTCTCTTTCTTCTTCAGGAATACCATACTTAGAATCCACTTCATCAAACACACCTGAACGTTTAATAATATTAGGTGTTGCGGTTAACTCGGCACCAATACCTCTTTCAAGACGTTGTTGTTGTAAGTCAAGTAACACTTCACTATCACTAAATCCAAGAATATTCTTTTTAGCCCATGTATGTGATACTGGAAGAATACCAACTTGAGATTGGTCAGATGTTGCGTCTTTATAAAGTGTAATCTTTTCTTTCCACATTTCAATCTTTAATAAATCAGATTGAGATGATGGATTTGTCAAAGATAATGTAAAGTTATTTAATTCATCTTCCATACCTAAAAGGTATAAATGAATCAAGGCAACTTTATTTAATTCTTGTATTAAAGATTTTTGTATTTTGTTAATTGTTCTTGCAAAACGAATATCCATTAAGGCAAGATTTTTACCATCACCAACAACTTCTTCAAATCCTAAGAAAGCTTTAGGAATACGAAGTGCTGCCAACATTTTCTTTTGGATATATTCAATATCGGAAATCTCACCTAAGTTTTGTGCACCTGGTAATGTTTCAATTGGCATTGTTTGACCTGGGTCACGAACAGGAACGAAATAATCTTGGTCTACTGCCATTTGATTATATCTCATATCCACTTGACCATTTGCAGGGTCAGATATAGGTTGTCTTTTAAATTTGTTTGCAACTTTTTGTACATATGGTTCAATATCTTTATCGTCCATATTACCTACAAATATTTTAAATACACGTCTTTCAGGTGCTCTTGAAGTTCTATAAATTAACATAGCATCTTCTGCAAGTAAAAGTTGTTTCCAAATTCTTCTAATCTTATCTAACATAGATGTACCATATGGTAACTTTCTATCATCACCTAATAATCTAAAGTGAGCAACTTCCCATGCTTGGAATTCCAAATCTTTATTTTTCCATTGAAATCTTAATTCACGAGTGGGTATTTTAGTGTCTCTTTGATTTACACTTTTAGTTGATGCTCCTTCTATTCTTTCAATTTCTATATTTGGTAATTGTTGACAACCAATAATACCTTTTTCAGGGTCTAATTTTAAATAAACAAAATCATCACCGTACTTACATAGACCACGAGCCCACATTTGTAAGTTTGTGTTAATATCTAATTTATGATGGAATAATTCTGTTAATATTTTTACAATTCTATCTGATTCAGAATAAATGGTTAATATTTCACCTTTTTCAGACATAGTTGTTGATTCTTCCGCATATATGTCTAATGCTGCAGAAATCTCAGGAGTAAATTCCATTGATTCATAATCGTAATATGCCGCCAATCTTGTTGGCTCATAATAAACTGATTGGTTATAAATTGATTGGTCTAATTTAGCCCATTTATCAGAAATGAATTGACTCTGTTGTGCTTGTAACTTTGCTCTTTCGTAATCTTCTCTACTATCCGTTTTTAATAATTCGTCTTTACTGAAATTAAATGAAGGTGCCTTAGTCTGTTTTACTTGACCTGGGAAACCGAACATTCTTGTTAATTTCTGAAAAACTGTTGGATTAGTGAGATTGTTTGGATTTTGTGCCATGTATATAAATACTTTTCTTTATAATATAAACTATTTTTTTAGTAAATCAAAGGTTATTTACCCCTTGGAAATAACCAACTATATTCTCTATAAGCATCTCTTGGAGCATTAGTAGGGTTATCTCTATGAAATAATGTATTAGTATCAATACCCATTGCACCTATTTGGTCAAATGAAGTACCATACGAATATAATGTCTTTTCAGGTTCATACGTTCTTTCAGATAATGCCCATGATTCAATCATTGCCTTGTTCTTACTTTCATTTCTTTGTAATTGATTGAAACATATATCACCAGCATATAAAGCCATAGACATACTCATAATAGAGTCATCATGTGCACCTTTCATGTGGTCTGGTCTACCATTAATGTAAACAAACGTGTTTAATTCATTTAATAATCTTGTGGATTTTACTTGAAAACCTTTTCTTAATTGTTCCTCAAATGCGGCAACAATTTGAGTTCTTTTGTTGTTAAAGTTAATACCTGGTATTTTCTCCATTGCTTTGGCATTGTACTCCCAAATATTTTTGGTATTAACTCCATCAATATATAAATTTTTATAATTTAATTCTTGTAATTTTCTTGATGTTGCAACTCCCATACCTCCTGTAATATCTATAACAATAAACGCATCGTAAAGTATACCCCATTTGTAAGCAATGGCAGCTAAATCATCGGGAGGAATTTTACCAATATATTCTACAACTTGTTCTCTTTCATCAAAGTCGACAATATTAATTGATGAAAAGTCTTCACTATCTCCTCTACTAACATCCACACCCATAATATAACGATGTCCTTGTTCAGGTTCTTTCCATTGCCAAAACGTACCTTGCATATATTTTTCTTTAGGAACACGTACTAAGTTTTTTGCAATGTTTTCTTGTATATCACCAGGAATTACACCATCACCCGAACCTAAGAAATCACACTCCAACTCCTGAGAAATTTTACGTCTATCGTATAAGAATTTCTTAGACATTTTTTCAAACCAAGATGAAAATGGTTTATAACCATCATCTAAATGTTGATTATAATCTTTAAGGTCTAAATCATATCTAACCACCTCATCATCATTATATTGTTCTCTGTTTAACATGTAATGAACAATATCTTGACACTTTACCCAACACAAATCTTTGGTATAACGAGGGTCTTTGAACCATCTTAAGTCAGTTATATGGAAATCATTCATTTTACGAATTGCTTGGTCATAAACACCGTAATAGATAGGGTCATAACCATTTGGAGTGGAAATAAGAATAATTTTACCACCCGTAGATAACGACGCCATAGATGCCGCCCAAAAATCCTCACCTGCTTCAATATAAGCTGCCTCGTCAAATACAAGTATGGTAGGTGTATAACCACGTAACGCATCGGGAGATGTTGCAACCGCCTTTACCTCACAACCATTATTTAATCTAAATCTACTTTCCGAGTTTTTATCAGGTGAAAATCCCACATTAATCCAATCGGGCCATTGTTCTAAGAAATGTCTAACTTTGTTTGCCATTTCCACCGCAGTGTCACGTTTGTTTGCAATAAGTAAAACTCTCTCAGGATTTTCAGGTTTAGCAAGTTGTAATTTTTTTGACAACCATGCAGCAGTTACTGTTGTAACCCCCGCCTGACGATATTTTCTTGTAATATTTTCGTTATACTTTTCGTAATCTTCAATAAGTTGAATTTGGTCCTCAAACAAATCCATCGGAACATATTTCTTCTGTGTATTATCAAATGTTTGAAGATATGTTCTTAAGGCATAAGGAGTATCTTTCATAATCTTAGCCAATTCTTTCAACTGTTCTATTCTTGAATTCATATATATAAATACAAAAAAAGGGAGTTAAAAACTCCCTTTGTATTATCTGTAGACTGGTTCACCACCATCGTCATCATCTTCGTCTTCTTCGTCACCGAAATTATTCGGTAAATCAATACCCATATTATTTAAAAATCCTTTTAAATTATCATCATCTTCATTATCGGTAAGATTATTCAAATCGTCCATGAAAATATCATCTTCAATTTCTTCATCATTAAATGTTTTATAGATATTATCCATTAATTCATCTAATAATCTTTTACCATTTTGAGATTGTGAAACAACTTCTTTCATGAATACTAAGAAATTCTTAGCCGGTAATTTAATAATTTCAACAAATAAGTAATTTTGTAATTCTACTTTGTTTTCATCGGTTATAATATCTTCAGGGAATTGTGAACGAACTCTATCCCAAATAGCCGGTCCTAATCTTAAGTCCCACACTTCTTTTTCAATTGTATCTTCTTTTTCATGAACACGTTGTGCCAATTCCTCATCTTCAGGGTCACCATGGTATGAAAATACTTCCAAAATACCTTTGATAATTTCGTGAACACAAATTGGGAAGTTTAATGCTCTTACTCTAATTGTTGGAGGATTTGTGTTTCTGTCAGTTTCTTCTTTACCACCAACTCCACCACCACCCATCATTCCTGCCATCATTTGGTCACTCAATTGCCAATATAAACTATCGTTAATTGACATAAGTAAACCATAATCGTTTAATAGAGTTTCAGAACCTGTAATTTCTCTAATTCTATCAGGAACTAAATGATACATGTAGTGTCCTTTTTTAGAAGCACCTTGCATCATAGCATTTATAAATCTTCTCTTAGCTCTTTCTAAATTTAATTGTTCTAAATCATTATACAATTCAATTTCAAGTTCAGGTGCCTCCATTTCTGGTTGACCTTGTTCTGGTTGTTCTCTATTGAAATCATCGGTATTAATTTCACCCATACCAACAATTTTCACATCAAATTGGAAAGAACCTTCAGGTATACCCATTTCTTTTGTAACCAATTCAATTGCTAATTGTTCTAATTGTTCTCTATGATTTCTTTCTGCAGCAACAATATTGTTGTGAGCTCTCATCATAGTTTGAACCAATGGGCTAATATTAGTATCGGCATTCATAGGTGTATTATCACCTGTGTAATGTCTCATTTTTTGAACCACTTGTCTATATCTCTCAGAAGCTAAAAGTTCTTGGAAATTTTTGTTTGGTTCCTCCCCTGTTGAAGGTAAAGGTAATTTTTTTAGAGGTGTTTCACCGCTCGCCAATTTACTCGTCACATCTCCATGTGGTCTATCGGGAGTATCATAATCCATTGCCATTTCATTAATGTTTTCTTGGATTAAAGATAGTAATTTTTTCTTAGAAAACTTCATTTTTATTTATTTTTTTTTTCTGCTAACGCTTTTGGTTTATGATTTGGTCCTGGTTTTGGTAAATATGGACTATCTTTTTTTGGTTTTTGACCTGGTTTTGTTGTTGGTTTAGTTCTTGGTTTTGTTGGTGCAGTTGCAGG